TTTCTGTATTTCTCTTCACGAGTAATAACTTTTTTAATTTCTGGTTTGTTGATTTTATACATAGTAGTTTAATTCAACTGGAAAAATAAAAATCAATTTTTTTTTGAAAACAGACAGAAAAGAAATTTATATGTAAAAAAAAAAAATTGATTTTTTTAAAATAGGTTGAATAGGTTATTATGGATTATACAAGAAAACAAGTAATTGAAATGATATTAAAACATTTAAATATACGCTTATCACTTGATAAGATATATGAAAATTATACTAATGGTAAATACCATAAAAAAGTAATTGAATACAATAAAAAAAAGGGTGCTATACATCCAAGAAATCCTTGGTGTTTATATACGGACGGCGAACCTTTACCAGAATTTATTCCTCAATGGGATAGTGATTGTAGTATAGAACTATGTTGTCCTCTTAATGAAGAATGTGATAGGTGTATTTAAATAACTTTAACTAAGTTTTGAGTATCAAACTGAGCGTTATATCTAATGAATGATTGTTCTAAGAGTGGATTTTGTGTAGTTTTTCCATTTCTTAAATCACTAACTAATGAATTACCAGTATTAACAGCAGACTTCAATGTTAAGTTATAGTCTTGATTAATAAATTGCTGTGTCATACCAATACCCATAGAATAATCAGCACCTACACCTACGCAATCAATAACTGTATTATCATTTTTTACATCATCTGCTCCAACATTACCATCATCTATATCTTCTTTAATTGAAGCGTTTGTAGTTCTAATACCACTAGAAGAGTGATATGGTTCTGCTCCATTGAGTAAAGATGCCTCAAATTGTTTTCTAATTTCTGCGTCCCCAACTGCTAATGCTGGAAATTGTAATTGTTTTTCACCAAACCCAGCAGTTCCATTCTCTACTACACTATCCATATTTGGTTTTGCGAATGTCTCATAGTTATAAGGGAAACGGAGACCATTTCGTGCTTGTTGATAGGATTTGAGACCGACTGGGCGACGATAATTAACTTGGTTTTTAGTAAATGTATTGGTTTGGTCGTTGTCTAAGAAAACATTAGAAACTGATTTGACTGATTGAAGTTGTGGTGTATAACTATTCGCATTTACTGAGGAGTGAATATCATTAATGAGATTTAATCTAGCATCTAAGTTCATTACTGGTTGTAATGCTGACATATCTTGCTGGTCTGGAACAAGGTATTTACCTTCTAATTTAATATTTTTCAATACATAATTAAGAGCAGACATATCATTAGCAGTAGTTAAATTCGCACCAGCACGAGCAAATCTATTACAGAATACTGAACTATCACTTGCTAAATGAAGTGTAATGAGAAGACCTCCTAAATAATCATCATCTAAGAATAAATCTTGTTTTCCTAGTAAATCAATCTTAATAGGAATAGAGAAAAACTGACCTACCATTCTATCATTTGCTCCGCCACTAAGTGAACTCATACCAGCAGTAGCAGTTGAAGTAGCACAAGTTAGTAATCGTCTATTTAATTTACCTCCATCTCGTCCAGAAGAAAGAGAATGTGTTAATGGAGAAAGTCCATAGTCGTCAGCATTGTTGGAATGACTTTCGGTAAGTGCGACATACCCTCCATAGTTATTTACAGAGGTTAATTCAATAAGAGATTTTTTACTTTGAATAACTACTTTATCTATAACATTTTGAACTCCGCCCCATCCATTCATATTAAGAGCAGTTTGAGGCAACATACTAACATCTGTGTTTTCAATAGTCCCAGCAAATTGATTTGCTTCACCTCCTTGTATTCCATTATTATATTCATTTGTAGTTCCATTCTTAGCAACTAATCCATTACCATCTGCTTGTTTAACTAAAATTTGTCCTACAAGTTTAAGTGAAGCAACTTCAAGCATAGAAGGTTGTGGAGGAATAGAAAACTTAATTGTAGGAAATCCTTGTTTATGTGAAAATCCACCACTAATTACAATATCATCAGTTGAATTAGAACAAACAACTGGATTATCATTTAATGGCGATAAACTAAATGGTTTCTTAATAATAGGCATTTTATACTTTTATAATAGATTTTTTTTTTTAGGTTATTTCATATATTTTTAATTAATCGGCAGTAATTGTAAAATTTACAATTGATTTAGTTAATTGTTCTGCTGGTTTATCAGTTTCCAAATCTAAAATTAACACATCAAAGTTATTAGTAGTAATTGCTTGATTACTTAACCTATTAACTATACCCAGAGAAGATTGATATGAACCAAGAATTTTTCCACCATTACCCATACTCATATCTGCCCCAGCAAAAGGATTAGGGATATTTGCTAAAATAGGTTTTCTATATCCAGATTTAGTTTTATCATTTGTATTTTTGTATGACTTAATTGGTAAATTATTTAATACAACTGAAAATTTATCTTGTCTATATTGTCCCAAAACATTGTTTTCTCTAAAATAAAATTCATTCTGTCCTAATGTTGCTGTAAAAAGTTTTGTTATTTCATTATTTATAAAATTATCAGCACCATTTTTATCAATATATGCTGGACTTAAAACACCAGTAGTATAAGTTGAATTATTACCTAATGGTTGAATTAAATTTCCTATTTCATTTGAAAATTCTAATTGATAATCTAAAAGTAATGAATTACTTTCTGTTCTTGAAAATTCATCAATTTGTGAATAAGTAAGAAAACCCCCTTCTAATTGTTGAGTAGCAGATACAATAGGAACAAATGGAATACTTGATTGTGCTTGTGCTAAGTTAATAGTATTTGGTTGTAATGACGCTTCTGTCGAAGCAATATAAGTATCCATAAATGCTTTTGTAAAATATTGTTGGTGGTCTCCATTAGTTATATCTATGTGTGGATATTTTGTATTAGTATCATATACTACAACAGAAGTTCCATCTATCATTTGTAAATATACTCTTATATGTAAATCTCCTTTACTTGCTCCACTATAAGCACTATTAGAATTTCCTTTATCATAATATGTTTGAATACCAAATGCTAATTCACTATCATCACTACCAATATTTCTATATTTTGATAAATCTATTTGATATACCCTTTTCATACCTTCAATAGTGCTTTCCATAGTAGCATTAACACCCATTTGTGCGTGAATAATATTTAGTTTATCGTGTTGATTGTTAGTAAAAACAGAAGTATCAAAACCAGTATATTCTACACCAAAATGACATTTTGGATAATATCCACCAGAATTTAAAGTTGTATCTCGTTTAGCAATCATATTACCTCCGTGAATTCTATTTGCTAATGGGTCAGCAGTTAAATCACCAATAACACTACCATCTGTTGCCCCAGCATAACCGCTTATATATAAACCAACAAATGTGCTTCCGTGTGTATCACTAAATTTTGTATTACTTCTAAAATTAATTGTATTTAAATTTTGTAATTCATCAAAACCACCATTTTTAACTACATTACCTTTTAAATTGTCATTATTTATATACTGTTGAAAATGTCCCCCAGTATGTATATATTTGTGCTTACCCATAGAATAAACATTATATGCGTCAATGTCTGGTAATCCAGCAGTAAAAGTTCCATTTGGTGTAGTATGTTCTTTTCTTGTTAATCCACCATTTAATGGAAAAGCGGTAGGGTCATAAGTCATTCCTTTATTATTAACTGTATCAGCAAAAAAATTCCTTGGTTTTGTTTTATACATAAAACCAGTTTCTAAATACGCTGGGTCTGGTTCAAAAACGGGACAAACTAAATCATATTCATATAATTTTAATGAAGGATTGTCTGGTGCTATTGTATTTGCGTTTATACCTTGTCTTTCTTCACTAACATTTACTGCTATTGTTTTATCAGCACTTGTAAATGCTTTTACGATTTGTGTTTGAAGTTCTGCTAATGAATATTTGCCTTGTGGAATTACAAATGTATAATCTCCTTCATTTCTTTCAATTCCATTAAGTAAATAACTTCCACTAACTTTACCATTGCCATTATTATTCCAATTAAAAAATGGTAAAACTTGTTGGTTTTTTATTTTTATAAATTGTTCTTCTGTGAAGTTAATTAAATTATCTCTTTCAAATTGACACCAATTCATATGAACTGATGCGTTTTCTGGGACTATGATAGGTTCATCAAATCTTACATTAAAGTTAAATCCATTGCCTTCTGGCGATATAAGATTAAAGTTAGACATTATATAAAGTAAAAAGAGAAAATAATTATGAAAAAAAATTATACAATTGAGGGTGCTTGAACTGAACCCTTTAACATAGCATCACTAAATCCACCACTTTGTTCTGTTGCTTCTGGGTTTGGAGCAGTTAGTTTTGGCGGTGGAGCATTTTCTTCGTGTTTGTGATGTTCTATAACAGACCTTATTAATAATCCTAAACCAACTAATTCTCCTAATATAGGAACTGTGGAAGCAATTGCTTCTCCTCCTACTTCTCCTACAACACTGGAAACTGCGTCTTTTAAACCAGTTTTTACAACTCCAACAGCATCACCGACTGCCCCAGTAAATCTACTAGCACCTTCACTCAAAGTATCCATAACACTTCCACTGCTTTCAGTATTATCTGCTAATGTGCTTTCTACATTAGAACTACTTATTCTAGCATCACTTGAACCAGCACCGCCACCGACACCACTGCTTTCTGGGTCTTCTTCTCCTAATTGTCTATCATCATCTGCTTGTGTTCTGTTAGGTTGCGAACTGGTATTAGAAGTAGATGTTCTGGAAATATTTGAACCTCCACTACTAGTTCCTCTTGCTGAAAAATCTACATTAGCAAAAGGGTCTTCACTAACCGTTCCTTCTCCTTGTTCTACTTTTTCAACACCTCCACTCTTAATTGCGTCTACTCCTTGTTGTCTTAATCCAGTTAAAAGGTCATCTCCTTCTTCATCATCCATTTCTAATTTAGGTGCTTTTATTCCACCACTTTCACCTTCATCAAATGCTTCTGGTTTGCCTTTTGCTGTTGTTTGGTCGGCAGTATCATTGCCTTTTGTATCTTGTTCTTGACTTTGTGCTTCTCTTTCATTTAATTGTTGTTCTCCTTGTTTAGAAGATTTAGATGCTTGGTCTCCTTGTTGTGTTTGTTTTCCAGTTGGATTATTTTTTGCTTGTTTTGATAATCTAAACTTATTTATTTTTTTTCCCACCTCTACTGCTCCGTGTAATCCAGCACTTGCCCCAGTAACCATACCTCCTACTTGCTCCATATAAGTTAAATGTTGTGCTACTTTATCTGGTATAATACTTCTACCATATTGTGCCGAAGATTGTGCTAAACTATTATAACTATCTTGTTGGTCTTTCAAACCTTGACGAAATTGATTAATTCTACTTTGAAAATCCATTTATACATTAAATAAATATTTTTTTATTCTTCTTTTTCCAATACATTATTTTCTTCACTTGTCATTTCTTCATTGTGATTTTCTTCTCCATAGGGTTGAGAAAACCCTTCCTTCTTACTCCATATTAAATCTTCGTGATTTCTTCTACATTCCAATTCTTGAACCGAACAAAATAAAAAATCATAATCTTCTTTTCTTGACCTTCTAAATATTTCCATAAAATTTTTATCACCATTACCAAAAAATGATAATGCCTCACTAATCTTTTTCATTTCTGCTTCTGGAAAACTTCCCATTAGATAATAACCAGTAGCATTATTTCTAAGAATAGTTGATAAGTATTTGAAATATTGTGTTGTAATACATACAGATAATTTTCCTTCTACTTCTCCATTTCCTATATGTCTAAACTTACTTGCGAGAGCAGATATACCATCAACCATACCCCCTCTTGAAAACTTAATATCACCAATAATATCATCCAATAGTATTAACCACCTACCATTACCTTCATCATTTTGAACTAAATCAATAATTTGATTTAATAGTTCATCACTATATTCGGTAAATACAAAATCAAATTCATCAATCATATATTTATTAATTGCGTCATTATGTGCTGTTGAACTAATTAAAATTCTTGTTTGGAAATCATCTTTATAAAATCTTTCACTCAAATATAAATTATTAATTAATAAAGATTTTCCCGCCTTCACTCTACCAATTACTAATAATAAATGAACTGAACTACATAATGGATATTTGTCTTCTCCTTCATTCTTTTTATCATCTTCTATTTTGATAGGATATATTTTCAAATCCTTTTCTTTTACAACAACTTTTTTTTTATCTTTCTTTTTCTTTTTCTTATTGTGTTCGTCTTCCAAGTCCAAATCATAGTCTTGTGCTTTATCATATTTACTTGACATTTTCTATATTTAATTTAAGGTTAGGTTTTTTTTCTTCTGTTGTTTCCGTAATTGTTTCCAATCTTTTTTTAGGTGATTTCTTACCTTTTGAATTTTTTACTTCTCTTTCCATATATGCTTTTCTTTTTTCTTCTGGTGCTAATCTATCTGCGTGTTCTCGTAAGTATGTATATAATTGTTCTGGATTTTTCGCCATATCACTACTTACTCCCTTCATTATCTTTTCAAATTCTTCAAGTTCTCTACTTGTTTTTATACTATCCAATGCTTTTAATTTAAGTTTATTAAATTTAGTTGCTGATTTTTCTCCCTTTGCTTTTTTTTCTTTAAAGGATAATTCTTGTTTTACACTTTCTTCAACTGCTTTTTTCTTTGCTTGTCTTTCTTTCTTTTCTGTTTTACTATTTTCCTTTGTTGCGTCAACATCTTTTTTTTGTAATGCTTTCTTTTTTTCTGTTAATGCTTTTTTCATTTTTCTTTTTTCCGCCATTTTTTCTCTTCCTTTACGCAGTCCCTCTAATTGTTTTTCTGTAAGTTGTCTTTTCTTTTTTGGTTTTACTTCAACATTAGTTTCAGTTTCTTTAATAAACATTTCCTCACTCATACTTTGTTATATATATATAATATAAAAAAGTATTTTAATAAACGGAGTAAATGATTTTGTCTTCACTCAATTTAGGAGTGTTAGATAATACAATTTCAATTATTTCATTTTTTAATCCTTTGATTGTATAATAATGATATTCATATGCTTCTTTTTGTTCTAAATGTTTTTCTTTACGAAGCATTAATATTTGATAAATTAGTTGTTTGCGTGTTGTGTCAAGTAAGAACATACTTACTTACTTACTTACTGTAATATTTAAATCAATTTTTTTTTTCTTTATCTTATTGTAGTTCTTTCCCCTCTCATTCTACTCTTTCTTCCATATGTTGTAGTAGTTTCACCTTGAATTCGACTTTTTGCTTGTGGTCTTGTTTGTTCTGTTGCTCTTACTTTTCCGCCTCCTACTTTCTTTTGAATAGTTCCACTTGCGGATTGAACTTTACCTTTTGGTTTGGGTGTAGTAATTTTAGTTATATCTCTTTTAGGTTTTTGCTTTGTTGTAGAACTTCTTTTAACTCCTCCCAATGTTTTTTGAGGTGCTCTAACTTTTGCCCTAACCATTCCACTTTTTCTTTCAACTTTTGCTCCGCTAAATGATTTTTGTGCTTCTGTTTGTTTTTTTCTTTGTTCTTTTGGTTTTGAAGGAGGTTTGGGTTTTTTATCACCTCCACCACCAAACCCACGACCACCACCACCACCGCCACCTCCACTACCACCACTACCGCCTCCGCCACCATTTGAACTACTTTTAGAAGGAATAGACTTAGCACTAAAAACTCCCACTTGTGCTGGATTAACATTTTGAACTGTTGTTGGTATAGTTATACTACCGATATTTTGTGTTCGCATTGTAGCGGAATATAAAGGAATATCTTTAACAGTTGCCTTTACACCTTTTGGTTCTCTTTGAATTTTTATTTTTTTTTTTATAGGTATTCCTACATCTGCTTTTTTTCTAATATATGGTGCTAAATCTTCTCTTGTTGCTTTTACGCCAAGTTTAGCATCTAATTTAGCAATTAAATCCATTGTAGAACTTGAAGATGAAGAAGAACTTGATGAACTTCCACCAAATCTATAAAATTTTGAATTTGGATTATATGCTCCTCCTTTTTGACTAGACATTTATATATTATATAGAAATTATTTTTTTCTAATTATATATTATAAAAATGGTAAAAAAAGATGCTCCAAAAGTTGATAGGTCTAGAAAGAATAATCCAGACTATGAAGCACATATTGTTAAAACAAGAGATGGCGTAAAACAAACTGTATATAGGAAAAAGGAAGGTGCTAAGAAACCTAAAAGAAATGAAGGGACACCAGCAAAACGAAGAGGAGGTTTTAAGAAACCTAAGAATGTAGGTTTAATGACCCAACAACCAACAATCGCAAGTAGTATGGCGAAACCTATTGGAAATTATGAATTAGAACAAGCACAAAAACAAGCAGTAGCAAATATGGAATACACTAATATGTTAAGTGATAAAAAAAGAGAACAAATACAAGGTCAATACAAAGCACCTAAACAAGTAGGTATGGCGAAAAACCGAAGTAGAACTAATCCAAATGCTTAGATATATAAATTAAATATATATAGATATAATCAAAAATCCATATTTAAGAAAAATGAAAAAAAATGTAATTCCGCAAAATCCGTATGAAAATTTCTCTGGGGTTTTTTTTTATTTTTTATGAACTTTTTATGCGGAAAACACGGAAACCATAAAATTATAAGACTTTTATATATTCAATAATGTTTTATATACTAAAACCTTATTAAATAATTACTCCGCATAGAAATATGGGTTTGCGGAATTATCACCAATGAACCTTGCGAGACCAATAATTTGCTGAATTTTTATCATTAGCAGTCAGTTTCCCTTGTTTATTTTTAATTCCTCCACTTCTTGCTAAATATGATTTCTGGCGTTTTTTATCTTTATGTTTAGTCATATCACTCATTGAACTATCCCCGAAATGGATGAGGCGAACTCCCCCTTCCTTTTTGACATAAACCATTCCTTTCTTACCTTGTTTAGTAGATTTGTAGGGTTTATATAGAGGTTTTTTAGTTTTAAAATCTGCTGGTGCTGAACTGAGAACCATTATTATATATATATAGTATATAGAAAAAAATGCCTACGCCAACAAATAAAAGTTTATATGCGAAAGCAAAAGCAAAATATTCTAGTATGAAGCATAGTGCTTATAAGAGTGGATTAGTTGTTAAAGCATATAAGAAAATGGGAGGAAAGTATAGTGGAAAGAAAGACGATAGTAAGGGATTAGGTCGCTGGTATAAGGAAGATTGGAGAACAGAAAAAGGAAAGAAAACATATAAAGAAGGTGGAACTATATTCCGTCCTACAAAAAGAGTAAATTCTAAAACACCTACTACAATGAAAGAATTAACCCCAGCACAAAAAAAAAAAGCAATTAAAGAAAAAAAGGCAACTGGTAAAGTAAAAAAATACAAAAAATAAAATATGTATTAAATATAATGAATATCACCAAAAAAAAATTATTGGAGTTAGTCAAAAAACATAATGAATTAGTCCAAATTAAAAATGCTAGTAGAATGAAAAAAGAAGAAATAATAGAAGCATTAAAGAAAGTTAATTATAAAGTTCATTATAATGAAAAGAAAGAAGAACACGAATTACATCCTATTCAAGACCCAAAAAGAGTAAGTAAAATTAATAGTAAAACTAAAATGCCTTTGAAAGAAGTAAATGAAAAAATGGCGGAAAAAAATGCTGAGGCAAAAAAGAAAAAAGCAGACAGAGAAAGAAGGGCAAAGAGGCGTATAGATATAAAACGGAATAGTAAAAAAACTAAAAAAGCACCAGAACCAAAATATAAAAGTATAGGAACACAGACTTAAAAATATATCTATATATCTAATATATCAAGATGTAAAAATTCACCTTTACTTGGACTTGTTTTCATTTTCGCAACCGCAACCACACCCCACCTTCTTATTATTGTCTAAATCTCTTATTATTACTTTCATAAGTTTTTCAATTTTACTGATTTTGTAGAAAAGTAATTCCCAAATTTCTTCATTATCCTTATTTAAAACCATATAAACTATACATACATAAATGTATTGGTTTTGTTTAATTAATTATTTCAAACATCTTTAACAAATTTTTTTAATTTTTCTATTGTGCTTTTTAATTCTTTTATTTCAGTTTCATAAAACATTACTTTCATTTTTAATTTCTCTAAACACTCATCTAACTCTTTTAATATTACAGAAGAATTCATTTACTTATTAATTAGATAATTTATAATTTAATGTGAATGTAAAATTGGTGCTTCCGTGTAAATTATATAACTTGATAAATGGAGGCGGATTATCAATAGTAGCATTAACACCTATAATCGTAGCACTACTAATATAAGAAGAATTTGTATCTATTCCGTCAGTTGAATTCGCTAATGGTGTGTAAGTTCCTCCATTAGTTCTTGAACCAGTCACTATCATATTTGGCGGAGCACCACTAAAATCTTGGTCTACGACACCATACAATCTTAACTTACTATATCCAGTAGTTTCTAATGACGCTGAAAAAGATTGAGAATTCACCGCAGAATTATTTATCCATACACCATTAGCAACATTTTGAGTATTTACAGTTGATACTTTATTACTACTTACACACGCTTCAAGAGTTTCTACTGCTCCTTCTATTTCACTTAAATGTGTAATTTGAGTATCTTGTTTTCCTTCCATACTTGTTAATGAAGTTTCAAGTGTTCCTAAACTTGTATTAATTGTTCCTTGTAATGTAGAAGTAGCAAAACCAGTAATATTACCACTACTAATATTTACATTTACTTTATTACTTCCAACACACGCTTCTAATACATCAACACCAGTATCAATATTACCTAAATGTGTTTCGGCATTTGCTATGTTAGTATCAATAGTTCCTAAATGTGCTTCGGCATCTGTTGATTTAGTTTCAATAACACCTAAATGTGCTTCGGCATTTGCTATGTTAGTATCAATAGTTCCTAAATGTGCTTCGGCATCTCCTAATGTGCTTTCAGTAGCAAACCCACTAATATTACCAGAAGAAATATTTACATTAACTTTATTACTTCCAACACACGCTTCTAATACATCAACACCAGTATCAATATTACCTAAGTGAGTTTCAGCATCTGTAATTTTAGTTTCAATAGTTCCCAAATGTGCTTCGGCATCTCCCAATGTGCTTTCAGTAGCAAAACCAGAAATATTACCACTACTTATATTTACATTTACTTTATTAGAACCAACACACGCTTCAAGAACATCAACACCAGTATCAATATTACCTAAGTGAGTTTCAGCATTTGCTATGTTAGTATCAATAGTTCCTAAGTGTGCTTCGGCATCTGTTGATTTAGTTTCAATAACTCCTAAGTGTGCTTCGGCATTTCCCAAAGTAGTTTCAGTAGCAAAACCAGAAATATTACCACTACTTATATTTACATTTACTTTATTAGAACCAACACACGCTTCAATAGTTTCTACGGCATCTTCAATCTCACTTAAATGAGTTTTTGAAGCATCATCAATCTTAACTCTTAAATCACCATTAGCATCAATAGACATAGGACAATAATCACCGTCACCACCAAAATCTGCTTGTGTATCTTGTCTAACTGCTAAACTCATAACACCTTTATGAGCGTTTCCGTGTGAGGCATCTTCACCTTGAACTATATCATCTAATGATTGTAAAGAAGTTTTAATAAGTCCTAAATCTGTAATCATAGTTGCTTGATTAGTAGCAGAAGCATCACCTCCACTTGAACCTTCTTCAATAGAAACTTTTAAATTACCACTACCAGTAAGAGCAGAAGGTAATCCACCACCTTGAAGTGTAGAAGTAGCAAGATTTACTCCGTGTTGTTCTTGTATAGATACTTTAAGATTACCAGAACCAGTTAAGGCAGTAGGTAAAACATCAGTTATATCATTTCCTATATCAACATTTAATCTTTCACTGCCTTCGTTTCCTAACTCTTGAAGACATACTTTTAAATTACCAGAACCAGTTAAAGCACTTGGTAATCCACCATTTAATAAATTTTCTACATTAGCAGTTTTAACATTCAAACTATCTGCTGTAATTTCTATTTCATTAACAGAGCATTCAAGTCTTCCCGAAGCGTCAAGAGAAACTTCTTTATATTTTCCGTTAGGTAATCTTCCTCCAATTATAGAACTAGGCATTTTATATAATCTATAAAGAAAATTATTTCTTATTCCAAATGTGTATTTTGATTAAAATTACTTAATCCTACATTAAGATAAATTTGATTTTCACCAGCATTACTAAAAACAGATATTTGGAAATATTCACCTTGTATAGGAAAAGTATGTAAATTATATGTATTAGCAGATACATTTATTGTATGTGTAGGACAAGATATAACACTATCGGTAAATGTATGTCCGTCAGCAATATTACCAGATAAAACACGATATAAAGTTTTAGGAAAAAACTTAACAATCATAATACTATCCAATGTAGAATAATAACTAATTTTTATTGTAGAATATCTAAAACAATTTTCCATAGGAAATTTCATAGAACTATCTGTCGGTCTCCCACAATAAAACTGAGATTTCATACCTCTTTCATTATTATCTATTGTTTCATTTTTAACCAAATTAGATAAGGGCATTTATAATTAGAATAAGTAAATAAAATAATCTAAAAAAAAAATCTCATAGAAATATATAAAAATGACCGATACTAATTTAGTAAATAATCAAGTTGTTGCTTCAAGCAATTCTCAGTATATATCTATTGTTGCCGAAAATGGAGAACAATTTAACCCACGGCAAAAAATTATATTTAATATTGAACCAGAAATAGGATTTATAAAAAAAGATAGTTATTTAGTTTTTGATTTACTCAATAATTCTGCTGATTTTGGTAGATATACTTTACAGAAAAATTTAGGTGCTTCGGCAATTATAGACAGAGTTGATATTTATTCAAAAGAAACTGGAATTTTACTTGAAAGTAATACAAATTATTGTGAATGGTTGAATGTTATGAACCAATATATGTATGATGACACTACAAACCTTGTAAATCATCAAGGGTGTGGAACTCCTATACAGTCTTGGACGCATAATGTAAAAAAAAATGGGGATGTATTTGCTTTTAGAAGTATTCCTTCTCCACGACATATTGAAAATAACCAACTTTCACCAGTCTCTTCCACTCATACCAATGGAGGTGCTCCAAAATACACTACTAGACGATTTTGTGTTCCTCTTATGTGTGGTCTTTTCGGTTCATATGAAGGAGGTATGGAAAAAGCAATTCCTATTATGAATTTTGGTGGATTAAGAATTGAAATAACATTAAATGCTCCAAAACTTGCTTTACAACCATTAGGATGGAGTTATGTTGATACTAGACCAGATTACAATGCCCCAGAAAGTGAAAATCAATACGATTGGGTTTCTGGTGTAAGTGTAGGTGCTGACCCATCAAACCAAAGCACTGGAACTACTTGTGTATTAACTTTTACTGCCCCAGCAAATGAAGGATTTAGAAAAAACAATTTACAAGACACTGGATTAGTTGTAGGTAATAAAATGAGTTGGGTTGGAAAAATAACTGGTGGAACAGATGCGACTTATACTGGAACTGTAAGTGCTATTGTTGGTAGTGGTAGTGTAGATTTAACACTTAATGGTGAAGTAGTAAATCATCATCAAATAATGAAAATTACTTTAACTGGTGGTGGTGCTGGTCCAGTTGGAATAGTTAGTGGTAGTTTGAAAAGAGTTCTTGACGATTGTAATTATAAAGTATCTAATGTTGAATTTAGATTAAAGCAAATTGTTCCGCCAGACGGAGTTGCTGATAGTCTTATGCGAGGTATTAACTACGAATATATGGGATATGAAGTATTTATGAATAACATTCCAACTGGTTCATTAAGACATCAAATACCAATTCATTCAGTAGCAAGTAAATCAGTAGCAACATTTACTATATTACACGATACTTCTAATGGAGAAGGTGAATTACATTCATCAGCAGATATATATAATGGTATATTACCAGATGTCGCCAAAGTCAATGAAGTAGTATATTTCATAAATAATAGATTATATCCATTGAGAGCATATAATCCACAAAATAAAGGTGATAGAGTATTAGCAACTAATGAATTAGTAAAATCATTTAGAGCATTAGGAGTTCAACCAGCAAACCTTGGAAATGCTGATTTCTGTGATTTAGAAAATTATACAAATACTCCACTTATTAGTAGAGAACTTGCGAGAGAAGGTATGGTATTTGATTTAAGAAATGCTGAACCAGAACTTAGATTATCTTTTAGTGGTTCAAGGTCTCATATTCTTAGAGCAAATACATTTGTATTTAGTAAAAAGATTATTCAAACAACAGCAACTGGATTACAAGTTATACACTAATCACCCTTTTTAATTGCTTCTCTTATAGCAGTTTCTTCTGTTGGACTTCCAAGAAGTCTATGTTGAAATTCTGCTAATTTATCAAAAATATATCCTATTGGATAAAACAACAATACGATATTACTTGCTATACTATCTAACTCTTCTTCATTATAAGTTGGTAGGGACATTATTATCTAACTATATATTATATATTTTAAATGAGTGCTATTCAAGACAAAAAATTAAAAATGCCTAAGGTTGATTTGAAGAAGAAACCTTCTTATGAATTACTAACTGTTATAGGAAAACAATCCGCCCAAGATATAACTCCACATCCATTTACTAAACTAAAAAAACCAAGAGAAGAAAAAATTGAGGAAATATTTATTAAAGGTGGTAAAAAAAATGAAAAAAAGATTAATAAAAAACAAATCAAAAAAAAGTTTAAAAAAAAATCTTAATAGAATATATAAAATGTCTAACTTATTCAACTACGATGTTAATTTACAACCAGCAGTTATGGATATTAGAAGTGAAACCCTAGAACCAATATCTTCCGCAACTAATAGATTTGTATTTAGATTGGACCAAGCGGGGGAACTTGACGCAAATTCAGTTCTTTTATTTAAACCAGTTTCATTACAAGGTGATGATACATTAGATAATTTATTAAGAGTAAATCCATATGGGGGTGGATTACTTGCTATTAAAAGAGCGACTTTTCAAGTTGGAGATTATGTATTAAATGATGTTAGTGATATTGGTAAAATTTCAAGTTTAGTTGATTTAGGTGCTGTAAATAAAGCAAGTCAATCTAAATATAATTCTCACTATTTCCAAAATAACTTCCATACCAAAGTTTTAGATAGTGCTGGTGTTGGTGCTGGTATTTCAACAGAAACTCAGTTTGGAGGTGCTGGAACTATTGTTTATGATAGACACCGAAGTGCCTTTGATTTTGGACTTCCAAATTCTGTTACTACTACTGATGCTGGAACAAGAGTAAATAACTGTATCATTACAAGAGACAAAAATACTTCACACCAAATAGGAATACCATTAGGAAATATTTTTCCTTGTCTTAAAGGTCAAACTATTCCACTATTTTTATTCCAAGAGTATAGAATTCTTATGACTATTGAATTCCACGATTGTGCTCTTTGGTGTAATCAAGCAACTGCTGGTGGAAATATGACTTGTGCTAGTGGTATTGTTGTTCCACAAGATGTAAAATTACAAGTTGATTACATCATATATCCTAGTGAAGTTCAAAATGCTATGAGACAACAGACAGCACAACAAGGAGGACTTAACCTTGTTTTCCCAGATATAATTAAAGTTGAAAAACAAATCCCACAAGCAACAGCAAATTTAGAGCAAAAAGTAGAACATAGATTAGGTATGGATAATAAAGAAGTTCATAAAATTTATATGATTAAACAATTAGATAGGGCGGGAACTCCTAATGCTTTGGATAGAATGCTTCTTGATGCTAGGTGTGATGGTATGAACCAAGAAGAATATAATGTAAATATTGATGGTGTTGATATTTTTGTTGAACCAAAATTTTCACCTTCATCTCAATTTGACGAAACTACATACTGTTTAGGAGGTGATTTATCTGTTCCTCGTCCTATGTATTTTAATGATGAAAATACTATTATGAGTAGATTAGCAGATAGTAGAGGTGGTCTTTTAGGTAAGATGAAACCTTTATGTTTAGACCTTGATAATGGTTCTGCTGGATATTTAGGAAGTGGAAGACAAATTGGAGCATATCCAATTATATGGAAATACAAACGAAGACCTTGTGGGAATACAGTATCTAAATCTCAACATTCTTCCGCAACTGAATATATACAAGCAGATTTAACTGGTGCTTTGAATGTAGATTACTTTGTTTATTGTAGTAGAACTGCTACTATAATGAATACACCAAGTGGAACAATGGTTAATGTTGCCTATTAGTTCCCATATAGTTTTCTCCATTTTTTAGGAATGTCTCCATTCTGTATCCTTTTAATTTATATATTTATTTTCTCAAATAACTATATAAATATGGATAGAAAAGAAAAACAACAACAAAGACTACAAGCAAAACTTAGAGCAAAAGCAGAAGCAGAAGAAGGAAAAAGACAGCAGAAAGAACAAGCAAGACAACAGCGAATATTAGCAAAAAAAAAAGAATTAAAAGACTTATTTGATGAGTTTGACAAAGGTAAAGAGAATGGAATAAATTTTCCTACACCAGTTGGAGAAAAATATGAAGAGACAAAAAAGCAAATGACAAAAGAGTTGTCTAATAAACTTTATGCTGAATTAGAACAAGACGAAGAATTATTTTATAACAAACAAGGATTTCTAAGAAAAAAAAGTGGTAGTGGAGGAAAAACATATAGACAAATAGCATATGATTATATAAAACAACGGAGTTTAGAAATTCCAAATGAAATTTATAAAACAATTGATGGAATGAAACAAGAAGAGGCAATAAATAAATTTAGTGAAAATATAGGAAAAGAAAAAAGAGACAATGAAAGAGCAATGGCGAGAGCATTAGCAGAAAGATTACCAAAATTACAAGCAAGAGAGAAAAAATTACAAGCAAGAGAGAAATATATTGAAGCACTTAGAGAATTTGAAAGAATAACAGACGAAAGAGTAGCAAAAGGCGAATTACTACCAGCATATGGGAGACCCCCCCAATTTTTAACAGAAGATGAAGAATTATTTTTAAACAAAACAGATAAAGAA